CCATCCCAATAACTGCCACCGAGAAAAGGCAACCTTTCCCCATAGTTCCTCACCCATAATCCATCACCGTTCAAATTGCTGTCTGTCGGGAAAAGACCCAGTGCCTTGACAAGCTGCGGCACTGTCACACCGGATGCCGCCGCCACGCTTTCCAACGGCTGATATAAGTATGCGTAATATGCATCAGTTTCCCCGCCAGTGTAAGAAGGTTTATCCCTCTTTGTGTCAAGAATGGGATTTCCAATACTTGCAGCGGTTTCATTTGCATTTCCGGCAGCGCTCCCGTTAAATTTCAGTGTTCCAGCGGTTCCCGGCTCCACAAGGCTTCCATCCGGTTTGATTGCCTTCCATTCACGGCTTGTTTTGCTCATGTCGCAATCCGCCTTCATGGCGTTACCGTATGGAATTATCTGGATTTCTCCGGCGTTTAATCTTAATCCGCTGCACCATTCCCAAACATTACCGTTAAGGTCTGCAATTCCTCCTGTTGTAAAGTCATCATACCAGGTGACCGGGCCGGACCCTGTAAGCGTTCTTGTGGTCTTCCCTGTGCTTCCATCCACTGCCGCCTGTATGCCCTTCTCCCACGGGCAAGAAACATCCTGTCCATAGTTGTTGTTTCCATGCGGTATTTTCCCGCTTTTCTTGCAGCGCAATCCCAGCGCCGTAAAAACTCCGCTCTGGTTCAGATGCCACCCAGCCCCCTTCTTCCGGCAGGCCGCTAAAGCCTGGTCAAAAGTAATACTTGCCCTGGGGTCACGCAATGGCAAAGAATACGCCCGGTCATGCAGCACAACATTTTGAAACTTTGAAACCCATATGGCATCCTTTTCCACTCCATCCACAATCCAGAACGGCAATGTTTCCTGTGTGCCGCCAGCAATTAAGTCTGAATACTTCATTTTCGGCACACCAACCGTGATACTGGGCATCCCAATATCATCAAAAATCACCTTGTTATTGCTTCCGAAACTTTCTACCGCCAGCGCCAAATCATCAAAATTGCTCATGTCTTATCCCTCCATCTTCCATAAAATCAGTGTACATTTATTCATATCAAAAGGCACCGGAACGGAAACTGTCTGGTATCTTCCTTCGCCTTCCTGCTGCCTTTCTCCCATTTCCATGACCACTTCACCTTCCACGGTTTCATATTCCCTTGCAGGGATGACCACCTGTGCTACATACTTTTTGGCGTTTTCTCCCACACCAATTACCAGGCCATCTTCCGTGTCCAGGCAAATATCCAGAACGGTTTCATAATCTCTTTCACGGCTGGCAAGGTTGATGGTCAATTCATCATCACCAAAAGTGATTTTTTTAGAAGTCACCTGGTAATCAATGTGTTTCCCTTCCTCTTTCTCCATCACCTGTATTCCTGCTGTTTCTGCCGTCCTCATAACCTTATCTTCCATAGCGCTTTCCCTCCTTATATACTTCGCTGGTCCTTGCTGCGATAATTTCAGCAGCTTCCCTTTGCTCCGGCGTTCCCCTGCCATTTACACCATAGGACCGCAAAACCGCCCGTTCCTGCTGTTTCCTTTCTTCTGATTTCACAAAGCTGTGCCCATTCATCTGTAAAATCCTCCTTTCACAAATACTTTTAAATTCACGCTTCTGGCGCTGCCAGTAAATGCGATTTTAAAGCCGTTTTCCAATTTACCAGACACGACCACTTCACCAGGAAAGCCGCCAGAATATCCCAGCACATCAGCAGAAACCGTATAATTTTTATGGTTCCTTTTCCTTCCCAGTGAAACAGTTTTTTCCGAGTTATTGAAAGGGAACGTTTCATTATTTGTCAGTGTGACTTCCATCACATCCCCCGCCAGGTCTTCCGCTTCCTGCCTGTTATGCATGGCCCCAATAAGTGCCAGGGCCGCCATTTCCGTTCCCTGGATGCCCCACGCCTGCATATTGCTGAAATTCTGTGCGTTCTGCGGCGTTCCTTCCTGCAGCACTTCCCCTTCAACTGGTTTATGGGTTATCGTTCCATCATCATTTTTGCTTTCCGTGTAACGGTCTTCAAATTCCGTCACATGGTCCTGCCATTGCAACCATTCCATCTGTCTTCCTCCTATCCTTCTACTTCTTTAACAGAAAACGTAAACCGATACAAAACGCCTTCCTGCACCTGGGAAAGTTCAATTTTTTCCGACTTCTCCGCCCATAGCTTCCCGCCATAGTTATAAAGCTGCACTTTTTCAACGGTTACGGTCTTTCCAGCCTGCGGCGTAATCTGTATGTATACAGCCACCCTTCCATCTTTCAGCCGTTCCCTTCGGTGTATCTTATATTCTTCTGTCTTCCCGCTTATGGTTACCTTTGCATATGCAATACTGCGGTCAATAAAAACTTTGAAGTCTTCCATTGCCTGTGCCGTCAACATGGTTTAGTACCTCCCTTCTTAAATCCTGCGTTTACTTCCACAAGGTTTGATTTTATAGTGAAATGCAGCCATTTCCGCCGCATTACCCACGGTATTTCCTTCCGTTTGCTCATGTGTGTTCCGCTGCGGTACTGTTCCGGTCTGCGGACTATGATAATTCTGGGCATCCGCTTTTAATAAGGCATCCACCCTTTTATCATCCATGCCGGATTTTATGGCCCGTTTTGGGGCCGTTCCGGCCTGCGTGGTCTGGTATACCTTCTTTTCTGTCATGGTGTTCAATTCCTCTGTATTGTCCGCCACTCTGGCCCTTCGGTTTCTCTGCGGATGTTCCCCTGCTTTTATCTCTCCGGCCTGCGGGCTTGAATATCCCATCATATCCAGCGCCGTTTCTACATCCATGTGAACTGTTCTTTGATTGAAAATGATGTTCCGCTGCGGAATAGTACCTGTTTGCGGTGAAGCAAAGATAAATCCGGCCCGTTCGGTTCCTACAACCACCGTTTCCCTTGCAATCCCGGCCCGTACATTCCTATATGGATATGTGCCTGCTTTTATCCTCCCGGTCACTGGCGTATTGTAAATAAAGAAGTCTGTGTGCGTTCCCACATCCACTTTTATGCTGCTTTGATACACCACCCCATCAAGCCAGGAAGACAGCCTTTTATACATCTTGATTGCCCGTACAATCTGCTGATAACTGGCTGTAATGTGCTGGTTCGTCACATCACATATCACCTGGAAGTGATGCGGTTCCCCTTCATAGTCAAACCATTCTTCCACTTCACTATATGGATAGATGCCGCCCAGGGCCTTTTCAATGGCATACTTCGTTCCCATCTTCTTATGTACTTTCACACTATCCCTTAGAATGTTCCTTTTAGCTTCTATCGGATAGCTGTAATCGTACCAGTCAACATGCATGTCGTATGCCAGAATATCCACCAGGTCTTCCGGCAATTCATCAATCCTGGAATATATCAGCACATCCCGTATGTGGCCGGAAACCCCCAGCAGTTCATCCGCCAGGCCACGGGCCAGCGCTACCATTTTTTCATCATATTTCAAAGCACCTGGCAGGAATTGCAGAAGGTCCATGCTGTAAATGTCGTTATTCATCCTCAATTCCCCCGTTCTGCACATTCATGGCATCACGGTTCAAGCGTGCAACGTGGTTTTCTTCTACCACCTCAAATTCTGGTTTTCTGATTACAACACGTTTTACTCCGGTTTCCATCAGATACGCATTTAAGATAGACGGGTTAATATCCCGGCCCATCTTTTCTGTCTGCCATGTAATATATCTTTCAACTGCTGCCCTGGCATCCGCTTCAATAATGCTGAAACTGGCCTGGCTATATCTGGGAATATAAAATGTCACATCAATATCAAACAGGTTTTCCTCTGGCGTTGATACCCGCACCAGGTCCGTAAGTGGCCGCACATCATCAGCGTTCAAAGCTGCTTCAATCTCCTTTAGCACGGTTTCTGTTGGCTGCTGCCCGCCTTGCAGCAGCACCCGCACATCCACCACACCAGGTTCCGGGGTAGTGGCCGCAACATCCGCAATCGCCACGCTGGTAGACTTTGCAAAATACGCATATCCGTTCACGGGTCCTGCTGTGGAAAAACTTTCCATGCTTTCCCGCATACGCTCATAATATTGCGTGTCGTTCTCCTGCTCCGCCCCTCCCGTGGTCTTTGTGATATTCTCCACTTTCAAGAAATAGTCATATGCATCCACAATTTCTTTCACCTGGCCTGCTGCCAGGTCATTCCCCACGGTTCCTGCTATCTGGCATTGCCCATGTACATCACCATAAAGGCTTCCTGCCGGAATTTCCAAGTCTTCCGTTGTTTCAAAGGTGATTGACCCATCAAACGTTATCCTTGTGCCCTTTTTTATGATGATACTTTGCGGCTGTGCGGCAGAAATATAACAACGGAATGTTGCCGTTGCCGGGCTTGCTTCCAGGCGCTTAATATCTTTGAATAACTCCGCCAGGCTGTCCAGGTATTCCCCTTCTGCATATCTTGGCACGTTCTTTTTTGCTGTATCATTTATCAGTACCCGTTGTTGTATAACTATGCTGGAACACCAGGCAATAAAAAGACGTTCCGGGGAAGCAGGATAAACTTTCCGGCCCGTCATCAACTCATAAAGTGCAATCATATTGTTTTCAATAATTTCTGCATCCGTTTCCAAAAATTCAATATCCGGGTATGTCCGGCTATCCATTTTCCTTCACCCCTTCCAACTCAACCACAACAATAAGTTTTCCCGTCAAATGGTCTGTTTCAAATCTCACTTCCGATATTACCGCCCGTGGTTCATACTTTTCTATCTGGTCATAAACCGTTCCGACCGCCAGGTTTTCCATAACATTTATTGGCCTTCCATAAAAAGCGCCCGGTATTCCCAGTTCCCGCAACATAGGGCACGATTGTTGTACCGTATCAAGTATTATGGCAACATTCTGTAAAACTTCTTGATGCACATTTGCTGGCGCAAGGTCTATATTTTCTAAAAGTTTCCCATCACCTTTTATCACTTCCAATATCATCACCTCTTTGGGTATTCTTTTAATGTGACTTTTACTTTGGCTGCCCAGCAATTCCCCTTATTATCAAAGATTTCCAAATCGGTTGAAACATCTGTACATACCCATTTGTATGTGCCGTAAACCTGGCCGCCCAGCACCAGGCGTTCCGCCTGCCCATTCCTAACCATGGTTTGAAGTTTCTTGACTTCCTTCAACGGGTTTGTTCCAAGAAATACACTAAACTTCATGGAGAAGGAAATGCTTCCCGGCTCCGGCCCTAAAAATTCCAATAGGTCTTCTTTTAAATGTCGGTCATGCGTGGCATACTTTGCGCTGACTTTCCAGCTCATTCCGTCAAAGGTTTTCACCGTTTTGTCAGAAACAGAAAAAGCCAGATTTCCGAAACTGCCTATCTTCCCCATTACATCACCTTCCCTAAAATAAAGCCGTCACCGTCACCACCCGGCACATAGATGCATACAACCATATCATTGACTTGTGGAACCCAGTCTGTCACATATGCCGCATGGCTGTGTCCTTCTGCTATTGCCGTTTTTCCGCCTTCCTGGTCACTTCTCCCAGGCACAATGCTTCTGGGGCGGCGTATCACTTTTAATGGGGCAGAAATTATGCCGCCCTTGTCATCAAATTTGACCCTGGCGGCATTTTTATCCGGGTAATAGGTTTGTACCGTACCCACTCTGATTATCTTCTTTAGAACGTTTATAACGCTTTCTTCCTCCGCCCTCAATCAATATCCCTCCAATACCTGTTCCAGTTTAATATCCGTTGTATACCCTCCTGTTAGGGTATGGCTT